GAGAGGATTATCAGTTTATGACCAATACACCCGCTCTTGTTACTCTCAGGAAAAAAGATACAGACTATAACCAGATCAATCAAGTGATGGCAAAAGAGGGAGAGTTATTAATTTTCCCTTCTCAGGTCACACATGGTTATGAGACAAACAATGGTGAAAATAGAATCACCCTGTCAATGAACATGATGCCAACTATCGTTACTAATGGGGATTATGGTTGGCGGTGTGTGAATTTGAGTTCAAGTGAGAGGTCACAGGCATATAATTTTAAAGAGGGGTTGCCAAAGAAAAAGTGATATACTATAATAAATAGTATGGGAAACAAATCTATCCCTGCGGTTCACGACCACTCATTGAGTCTGTCAAGAGCGTCTGCGGCAACTGGATTTTGTTTCCTGACACCCTATCTATTTTAAATCATGGCAACTTGGCGTGCTGTTATTAAACAGAATAACAGATTATACTCTACATATTTTGAGAGTCTATCAAATTTTGGTAGTGATGCCAAGTTGGAGGCGATAGGTAGGTTCGGAACTAAGGACATACAATTATTTCCTTATTCCAGTAGAGGGGTTGCCAAATAATTGATTCAGTAGTAAATTGGGTAGTGTAAGAGAGAGGGTTTGTGTTTGTTCCTCTGCTCTTACACTTTTTTTATTATGGAGATAGATGACACCAATTCAAAAAGCAACACAAAAAGTTAAAGTGCTACAATGGACAGAGAAACTCTGCCGTGCTCTTGAACAAGATTACAGAAACTATGCACTTCGTACCTGTATGGATAATCAGGAGAGAGTGTCATCAGAATATATGCAAGAGAGAATAAGAGAGATAGAAAATGATGATCGTAGTATGAAATTTTTTATAGAAAAAGGAAGAAAGTATTATAAAGTTTGTATGTTATGGAGAGGCACTCAAGATGATGTGAGTGTACATTGTTTTGTTGATAAAAGTAATGGCGATGTGTATAAGGCAGCAGGGTGGAAGAAACCAGCAAAATATGTCAGATTCAAAATGAGTGATGATAATGACAGAGCAAGATTATATAATGTTTGCCAGTGGAATGGCGGACACCTCTACATGAGGTAATCTAAATAACTAAAAAGAATTAATTATGGGTTACGATTCACTAACGTCAGATACAGAGGCATTAACCAAAGTCAAGTTAAATCAAGTTGACAGACTAAAGAAACAATTACAAGCAGCGATGAAAACTATTGGCAATCTTGATGAAAGATTGACTTCGCTAGAGTCAATGGTTCATGCTGCCCTACTTAAACAGCAAGATGACATTAAAGCACTTGTAATTAAGGTAAACAAATTAGAGGGAGAAAAGGAATATCAAAAGGCAGCAGAGAAATTTGACATGGACGCTATGCCTGCTGAGGTGCCAAATGCACCGCCAGTTGGGTAGTTGCCAATCCCCACACAATATGTAATACTAGATTTGAACACACAATTTTTTTATGGAAGATGAAATGATTGATCTCTATGAGATCGCTGAATCAAATGATGATTGGATTCATTCAATAGAGGGAGTCGAGGAAGTATTCGACCCTGAGACACAGAAACTACTAGCACAGTTCTAAAACTGTCACAATGCCCCTAGAATCTAGGGGCATTTTTTATTATACTATGGTTATTGACACAAACACTATGGAATTGAGAGATCATCAAAAAAAGATCACACACTTGATGACAACAGAACAAAAGGGTAAGATACTTGTGCCTACTGGTGGTGGCAAAACAATGTGTATGATACAAGATGCCAAGTGGCGGTTCAGTATGCCTGTGCCTCAAACCATAGTTGTTGTTGCTCCTAGAATATTATTGGCAAATCAATTATGTTCAGAGTTTCTTGAGCAAATTGATAATGTAGATGTGCTTCATGTTCATAGTGGAGATACACACCATTTCAGAACCACTAAACCTAAAACTATGGAGAAGTGGTATCACAACAATGTCAAGAACATCTTGATCTTTACAACATATCACTCACTTCACAGACTACAGGAAGCAAGAGATATTGAGGTGGATACAATATACTTTGATGAAGCACACAATTCAGTACAAAAGAATTTCTTGCCTGCTGTCAAACATTTCTCAGACTATGCTAATCGTAAGTATTTCTTTACTGCTACACCTAAGAACAGTAATGTTCCAGACATGGGTATGAATGGTAAAACATTTGGTAAAACTATCATTCAAGTGCCTGCCCCTGATCTTATCTCTAAAGGTTATATCATACCGCCCAAAGTGAAGGCAGTGAAGTATCCAGTAGGACATTTCAGTAGTCAAGAAGAAATTGACAAGAAAGTTATCCTTGATGCTCTCAAGAATGAGAAACACATGGACAAAGTATTGGTCACTGCCAAGTCAACTACTAACATTCGTAACCTTATCACAAAGACAGATTTTCAGGCAATATGTCATACTATGAAATACAATGTCTTATGGATTACATCAAAGTTTGGTGCTATCATCAATGGTAAGAAAGTAAACAGAGAAACATTTTTTAACTTGATGAACAAGTGGGGCAATGACCCTGAGAAAAAGTTTGTTATGTTTCATCACTCTATATTATCAGAGGGTATGAATGTCAGCGGACTTACTGCTGCCATTCTTATGAGAAACCTTGATCTTATTACTATGGCACAGACCATTGGTAGAGTTATCAGACTTGACAAGAGTGATGCTGCCAAACTACAGACAGGAGAACTAAAACCACAGAGCGAGGGTTTCAAGAAACCTTTTGGCAAGATGTTCGTGCCAGTGTACAACAATGTGGGTATCTCTACAGAAAAGAGATTACAGAATGTTGTTGATACTATCTTTATCAAAGGAGAGGCACAGGAATCAATCATTAACAGAAAAAAGTAACTAGATAGTACAATGGAATCAAACAACATGGACAAAATCCGCAACCTAAGTTTAGCAAAAATGGAAGAACATTATGCTAAAAGAATAGAAGAGTTAATTGATGAAATGAGACTAGAAGATGCTGAGGCATTATGTCATGAAATGTCATTTGAGGGCGAGGAGGGCACAGAGTTTTATGATGATTCTGACCTATTTCTTGATGACTTAACTGATTGGTTAGATCAACCATTTCCAGGCACAGACTTACGTTTTTATGATAAAGATGAGTAGAGAAGATAGACAGACCAAAAAAGAGTTAATGAACATAGTCTATCCTAATCACTTGAAGTATCTAAAGAAACTAAAGGCAGCATTGAAACGTGACCCGAATGGCATCAAACCAAAGAGAAAAACTAGGAAGAATTATAAAAGCAAATGAATGAACCTCTATTATTATTTGCTATTGGAATACAAAAGTTTATCGTTAATAACTGGGAAGAAAAGAAACCTAAGTTGCTCGAACTGATTAAACTTAGTGATGCTGATGTTGCTTTTCTTGATGCCAAGGAGTGCAAAACAGACTACTTTAAATTTCAAACTAAACCGCCATATTTTGAGGATTTTTGTAAGATAATGGCGGAAGAGTTAGATGAAATAGTAGATGTGTTTACAGAGGGATTGGCAGATAGATATGGAGGCGAATGCCCAGTTAATAGTTTAGACTCATGGCAACTATGGTCACAACAGTATGACAAAGGCGAGTATCATGGTGCTCATAATCATGGTATGATGAATCTATCTTGTGTGTTGTATGTTGAGTTTGACCCAAAAGAACACTTGCCAACTACATTCTATAGTCCATTTCCTAACCCTTACTATGGTACTATACATAAAGCACAACCGCCAGTAAATGAGGGCGAGATTATAGTATTTCCTAGTTTATTATTACATGAGGCGCCAGTATCGCCATCAGATAAACAGAGGACTATTATGAGTTTTAACATACCATTAAGATAATGTATAAGATTAACGTAACTCTTACAGATAGGCAATATAATCTGTTAAGTGAAGCATTATTCTATTATTCAGAAGAAAAGGATAGTGTTGCTAGTTCTATCGAAGAATTAGAGGATTTAATTGATGCCTCTACAACTAAGGTAAAAAGAGACAGGAAATATTTGAACCCTGATTGTGACATTTGAAATAGTGGCACACTTGCTCGTTGCTTTATTGCCAGAGTATGTCATTATATAAATGTGGAGGGGAGAGTTAGTACTCACACCTTCAAGGTAGCGGATACCACACCAGAATACGCTTTTAATTTGAACTTAGGTCAAAGTTGAGTGAAGCACCTCTTGACCTTCCTTCCACATTTATGTTATAATGGTTCTATGAAGAACAAGCACTTGGAACACATTGAAGATCATGTACTCACTGGCAGACAGGGAGCGCTTGATGCTATCAAGTTTTTGGACACCAAACAGAGTCAGGTATCAGTAAAATATGATGGTGCTCCCGCCATAGTATATGGAACTAACCCTGAGAATGGCAAATTCTTTGTAGGAACTAAATCAGTATTCAACAAGAGAAGAATCAAGATAAACTATACACATACTGATATTGAATCTAATCATGGACATATACCTAAAGTTGCCTCAATTTTACATATATGTCTAGACAGATTGCCACAGAATGATGGCATTTATCAGGGCGACTTCATTGGTTATGGTGGTTCAGATACCCATACACCAAACACAATTACATACAAATTTGATGATGTAATTGACGATATTATTATTGCCACTCATACACAGTATGTTGGTACTAC